ATCTATTCAAAGCAAGTACAACTTGCATTCCGTAAAGCGTCTACTGTTGAAGACATCACCAATAATGATTACTTTGGTGAAATCGCAAACATGGGCGACAGTGTCAAAATCATTAAAGAACCTGAAGTGTCTGTTCAAAGCTACGCCCGTGGCACACAGATCACTGCTCAAGATCTGAATGATGAAGACTTCACATTGGTTGTTGACCAAGCTAACTACTACGCTTTCAAGATTGATGACATCGAAGCAGCTCACTCACATGTGAACTTCATGCAGATGGCTTCTGATCGTGCAGCGTATCGTTTGCGTGATCAGTATGACCAAGATGTCTTGGGTTACTTGTCTGGCTTCTCACAGTCTGCAAAGCATGTGAATCCTGATACAGCTCGTACAACAGCTTCTGGTACTAAGGCAGTTACTGCCGCTGGTTCTGATGAGTTGTTGGCTACTATGAAGCTGAAAAAAGGTAGCTTCGGTAACATCACTACAGCTTCTGCTGGTGAGCATTCCATTCCTTTGGCTCCCCGTCTGCCCGGTGCAACAACACTGCCTACAGATGTGGCATCTCCTTTGATGGTTATTGCTCGTATGGGCCGTTTGTTGGATCAACAATTTGTTGATTCCGCTGGTCGCTGGTTGGTGGTCGATCCTGTGTTCATCGAAATGTTGAAGGACGAAGACAGCCGTTTGTTGAATGGTGACTTTGGTGGTTCTGGTTTACAGAACGGCTTGGTCGTTAACAACTTGCATGGCTTCCGTATTTATGTTTCTAACAACCTACCAAAAATTGGTACTGGTTCTGGTACTTCAGGTACTGCCAACCAGAACTCCAACTATGGTGTGATTGTTGGTGGTCATGACTCTGCTGTTGCAACTGCTCAGCAAATCACTAAGACCGAGACATATCGTGATCCCGACAGCTTCGCTGACATCGTGCGTGGTATGCATCTTTATGGTCGCAAAATCTTGCGTCCTGAAGGCATCGTCACTGCTAAATACAACGCTGCTTAAGGAGAAACTAAATGGCAACTATTACTACTCTCTCAAACACTGTTGGTGCAGGTACACAACCTAGTCGTGCTCTTCGCAACATGCCTTATGTTGTAGAAAACACTATCAGCTTGGCTGCTGCTGTCACAGCAAAAGGTTCTGCCTTGGCTGCTACCGATGTGATTGAAGCTCTCCAGATTCCCGCACAATCTATTGTGTTGGCTGCTGGCTTTGAAATCATTGGTGCTGTTACAGGTAGCTGTACAGTGAGCTTGGGTGTTACTGGCGTAACAGCAGCGGCTTATGTCTCTGCTTTTGCTGTAACTGGCTCTCTTGCTGTGGGTACTTATGCTACTCCAGCAACTGCTGGCTATCCTATTGTGTCACAATCTGCTGACACATTGGACTTGCTGTTGGTTACTGAAACCACAACACTGAGTGCTGGTTCAATCCGTGTCTTTGCTGTCATTGTTGACGCACAAGATCGTGTTGGTCCTGCCTCTGTAGATCGTGAGCAACTGGCTTAATAGCTAGTTAATACTGGGAGGGGCTTAACCGCCTCTCCCTTTTATTGTTTAAAAAATATGTCTACATACATTTCTTTAACGAATGAATTGCTACGAAGAATGGGTGAGGTCACTTTAGACTCCACCGAATTCGATGGTGCTAGGAACATTCAAGCTCTTGCTAAGAATGCGGTCAATTCATCTGTTAGGGAATTGATGCACGGTGCTCAAGAGTGGCCCTTTGCTTTAACAACTTATACTCAAACACTAACTGTTGGTACAGGACAATATAGTTTTCCTACTAACACTTCTGTTGTTGACTGGGAAAGTTTCTATCTTAAGAAACTTACAGCAGTAGACAATAATCCCCAACATTTACCAGTGCTTACCTACACTGATTACTTAGATAATCATCGTCCTAAAGAGGACATGAATGGTACTGGTGGTTATGGTGTGTCTAGATACATCTACCAAACACAAGAGTCTAAGTTTGGTATCACTCCACTGCCTGATCAGGCATATCAAGTTGAATATAAGTATTGGTCTTTCCCTGCTGACTTAGTAGAGTCTACAGATGTCTGTATTGTTCCTGATCGATTTACTAGTGTATTGTTAGATGGTGCTATGTTCTACATGTTGATGTTTAGATCAAATGAACAGGGCGCTACTATGTACAAAGAGAAGTTTGACATGGGCATTAGAACAATGCGTAGGCTTTTGTTAGATGAGCCTTTATATATGCGCTCAACTATTATTGTTTCACCCACATTCTCAGCTAGAGTGTTTTAATGGCTGATAGAATTAGTGGTTATAAGGTAAATTGTTCTGGTGGACTCGACACCAACAGGGATGTGCTTTCACAAAGTGAAGCAGCACCCGGAAGCGCAATTCAACTTATTAACTATGAGCCTTCTATTTTTGGTGGATATAGAAGAATTAGTGGATATACTAATAGCTATGGTACTGTTACTGGTTTAGGTAATATACTTGGTGTAGCAGTAGCAGATTCAATTAATGATAATATCTTTGCTTGTCGAAAACCTTCAGCAGGTACAAATTATTTTTATAAGTGGGTAGCAAGTAGTTCTACTTGGTCTGCTATTACTACTCCCGGTACGATTACTATGGTGGGGGTAAAGAAGGTTAGGTTTATTCGTTATAACTGGGGTGCTCCTAAAGTTGTACTTACTGATGGTATTAATCCAGCAGCTACTTATGATGGAACAACGTACACACAGATAACAGATTCTAATGCACCTAATAGTCCCAAGTATTCAGCAGTATATAAGAATCATTTATTTTTAGCTGGTGATACTACAGATCCTTATAACTTATATATTTCTTCTCCTTTAAATGAAACAAATTTTAATCCAGCAAATGGTGCTGCTGTTATTAATGTAGGGTTTGAGATTGTTCAAGTTAAACAGTTTCGTGATACCCTTTACATCTTTGGTAAGAATTCAATTAAAGCTCTTACAGGAACAAATATTGCAGACTTTGTTGTTTCTGAAATTACAACAAACTTAGGTTGCTTAGTTCCAGATAGTGTGATAGAACTGGCAGGTACATTGTTATTCTTGGGACCAGATGGATTTCGTCCTATTGCTGGTACGGCTAAGATTGGTGACGTTGAACTTGAGACTGTTTCTAAAAAGATTCAGTCAGTTGCTTCTGATTTGTTAGTTGACTTAGCTTCTGGAAACACAGATCCAGAAACCCTCTCTGCTGTTGTTCTTAGAAAGAAGTCACAGTTTAGATTGCTAACACCAAGCGAAGGTATCTTTGGTATTCTTGGTGGACTTAGGCAGACAGATAGTGGTATTACTTATGAGTATGGTTTGTTGTATAACATGATTGTTACTGCTGCTTCAAGCGGGTATGTAGGTTCTGACGAAATTGTTATTCATGGGGATGAAACTGGTAAGGTGTATAAGCAAGAGAGTGGTACATCTTTTGCAGGAACTGACATACTAAGCGTGTATCAAACACCTTATTATTATTTTCAAGATCCTACAATTCGTAAAAACTTTTATAGCATTAATACATTCTTAAGAAGTGAAGGAACAGCTAACATTGTGTTCTCTGTTTCTTATGACTTTGAAGATAGTATTAATGTGTATAACCCAGCAAACTTTAACATCAATACAACTGGCTCAGCTTCCTACTACAACGAAGCCATCTATGATAGTACAGCTATTTATGATGGTAATCCTTCACCAGTAGTGAAGACACCGTTTACAGGCTCTGGTTTTTCCATAGCTTTTAAATATGTTACGAATGATCAAAACGCTAGTCATACGATTCAGGGATTGGTCTTGAATTATTCGATGAACGACAGGCGCTAAGGAGAACTACCTTGACAGGTTATGTAAGACAATCAGCAGCAGACATTGTAGCAACAGAGGTTATTAGGGCCACGCCTATTAATAACGAACTGAATGCTATTCGTAATGCTTTCAGTGCTTCCACTGGACACAGACATGATGGTACAGCAGCCGAAGGTACATCTGTACCTGTTATTGGTGACTTAGACTTTAACAATAAGATTGCTGTAGACACTGTTAATAACAGACATGGTGTGTTTGTTGAAGTGGGTGGTAGTCCTGTTGAGCAAATTAGATTTGTAGACGGAGCCATCTTACCTGTAACAAACAACGACATTGACTTTGGCTCTAGCTCTTTTAGATTTAAAGATGGTTATGCAGCAGGTACTTTTGTATTTGCTGGTATCACTGTTACCAGTGCTGACATCAATGGTGGCACATTAGACAATGTAGTGATTGGTGCTTCCACTGCTGCAGCAGCCACTGTCACCAACCTCACTGTTAATACAGCAGCAACAATTGCTTCTGCTGATATCAATGCAGGTACTATTGATGGTGCAGTGATTGGTGGATCTTCTGCACAAGCTGTTACAGGTACTACAGTGACAGCCACTGTTGGTTTTGTTGGTGGTCTTACAGGCGCTGTCACAGGTAATGTCACAGGTAACTTAACAGGTAATGTCACAGGAAATGTCACAGGTAACTTAACAGGAAATGTTACAGCATCTACTGGTACATCTTCTTTTAATGATGTTACTATTAATGGTGGATTGAACATGAATGCTGGTACTGCTGCCACCATTACCAATCTTACCAGCCCTACCAATTCTGGTGATGCAGCTACTAAAGGATATGTTGATACTTCTATCAGCAACTTGGTTGCGTCTGCTCCCGCCACACTTGATACATTAAATGAATTAGCAACAGCTTTAGGTAGTGATGCTAACTTCTCTACTACAGTAACAAACTCTATTGCCACTAAACTAGCTCTTGCTGGTGGTACAATGAGTGGTGCTATTGCTATGGGTACTAACAAGATTACAGGTCTTGGTAATCCCACAGCAAACCAAGACGCTGCTACTAAAACTTATGTAGACACTGCTGATGCATTGAACCTTGCTAAGTCTGGTGGCACAATGTCCGGTGCTATTGCAATGGGTACTAATAAGATCACTGGTATGGGTGATCCTACAAATGCTCAAGACGCTGCCACTAAGAACTACATCGATACATTATTTGGTAGCACTTCTTCTGCTGCTACCTCTGCTGCGGCTGCAGCTACATCAGCTTCTAATGCTGCCACTAGCGCAAGCAATGCATCTACATCTGCATCTAATGCATCTACATCAGCTACAGCAGCGGCTTCCTCCGCTACTAGTGCTGCTGCTTCTTATGATGCTTTTGATGATCGTTATTTAGGCAGCAAGACTTCTGCACCTACACTTGATAATGACAGTAATGCTTTATTAACTGGTGCTCTCTATTGGAATTCTGTTTCTAACATCATGTATGTGTACACAGGTTCTTCTTGGGTTGCTGCTGGCTCAGCAGTTAATGGAACCTCTGAAAGAACTGTGTATACAGCAACAGCAGGACAGACAAGCTTCTCAGCTACATATGATGCTGGATATGTTGATGTTTATTTGAATGGTGTTAAGCTTGTTGTCACTTCAGACTTTACAGCAACAGATGGACTTAATGTAGTGTTAGCTACTGGAGCTACCTCTGGTGATACAGTGGACATTGTTGCTTATGCTGCATTTGAGTTGGCTAATGTGTATACACAGACACAATCTGATGCTAGGTTTTTAAGAGTTTCTAATAATTTATCTGATCTTAATAATGCTGCCACAGCTAGAACAAACTTAGGTTTGGCAACTGTAGCCTCTTCAGGATCTTATAATGATTTGTCTAATACACCAGCGGGTTTCACCACTGGTAAAGCCATTGCTATGAGCATAGTTTTTGGGGGCTAGTGATGTGGTCTGAAGAACAGCGTCAATTAGCCAGAGAGCGTTCCCTTAAAAGATGGGCTGATCCTGCTTATCGTGAGAAAGTTATATCAGCGTCAAAGAAGCCACCTCTCTGTCCTAAGTGTGGCGATATAAATATAGAAAATTTCTATGTTTCTAAACTAGGTAAAAGAACAAATGCTTATTGCAAACCTTGTCACAAAACAAGAACCAATGAAAACTGGCACTCTAAGACTATTCTTGAAAAACAAGCATCTCGTGTAAAAGCAATGTATGGAATTACACCAGAAGAATATATAATGATGTATGAAAAACAAGAAGGTAAGTGTGCTATTTGTGGTCAAATACCAACAACTTTAAGAGGACTACACACTGACCATAATCATGTAACTAATAAAGTTAGAGGATTATTATGTCATGGATGTAATACTGGTATCGGTGCTTTGAAAGAAGATGCCGAAATTCTTTCAAATGCAATTAAATATCTCAGGAGTTAAAAATGGCTGCACCTAATATCGTTAATGTCGCAACAATCACTGCGAAGACTGCTTATCTAACACCAGCAAACGCTACATCTAATGTATTGCTTGCTAACGCTGCTTCAAGTGGCAAGGTGTTCAAAGTTAATATGGTCATTGCTGCCAATGTGGATGGCACAACTGCCTATGACACAACTGTAGCGGTGAATACTGCTGCGGCTGGCTCTGGCACTTCATACCCATTGGCTTCAACAGTCTCTGTCCCTCCAGATGCTTCTTTGATTGTCTCTGACAAGTCAACAGCGTTCTATCTTGAGGAAGACAAATCTGTAGTTGTTACCAGTAGCACAGCGTCAAAAATAGCCTACACGATTTCATACGAAGAACTCTCTTAAGGACTAAATCATGTCCAAAAGAGTAGGTGGAATTATCAGTGCTGGGCTTAACGGCATTAACTACCCTGTCAAGACTGTGGAATACCTTGTCGTGGCTGGCGGGGGTGGTGGTGGCGTTGTTAATTCAAGTAATGGTGGCGGTGGAGGTGGTGCAGGAGGCGTTTTATCTGCTACTGGCTATGCTGTAACTGTTGGCTCAAGCATTACAGTAACTGTTGGTGCAGGAGGGGCAGGAACTTCAACAGGACTTGCAAATGGTTCAGCAGGAAGCAATTCTGTTTTTGGTTCTATTACTGCAACTGGTGGAGGATATGGTGGTGGTGCTGGTGCTGGTGGTTCTGGTGGTTCTGGTGGTGGTGGTCGTGGCGATGGTTCAGGTACAGCAGGCGGTTCAGGCACAAGCGGACAAGGCTTTGCTGGTGGCGCAGGCGTAATTAACTCTGTTTCAGGTAGAGGCGGTGGCGGTGGCGGTGCTGGTTCTGTTGGACTTGGGACTGCAAGCACTTTGGGCTACAACGGAGGCGGTGCAGGAATAACATCGTCAATTAGTGGCGCACAACTTCAATATGCTGGTGGCGGTGGTGGTGGCTCTGGTGGTAATAGCGATTCTGCAAAACTGTATGGTTTAGGTGGAAATCAAACTGCTGGCAATGGTGGTTCTACAAGTGCTTCTCCAGCCGTTTTAGCAACATCTGGCGTTGCAAACTATGGTGGCGGTGGTGGTGGTTCTGACCAATCAGCGTCACAAAGTTCTGGCGCAGGCGGCTCTGGCATCGTAATCCTACGCTACCCATCTTACTTAGCCCCTGCTACATCAACAACAGGCAATCCTGAAACTTATGTGACTGGCCCTTGGCGTGTTTATCGCTTTGTAGCATCAGGCACTATTACATTCTGAGGAACATATGCCTACAGGGTTATTTACATTAAAACAACAAGTTCAAGCCCTTGCACAAAAGGCATGGACTGGTACGCAAAAGACCAACTATGTTGAATATCTAGTTGTCGCTGGTGGCGGTGCTGGTGGTGCTAGAACTGGTGGCGGTGGCGGTGCGGGTGGTCTATTAACTGGTATTTCTCCTGTTGCTAATGGCTCATCAATCACAGTTACTGTTGGCGCTGGCGCAACTGGTTCTGGTTGGACTACACAAGCACCTAATGGTGTTGATTCAGTATTTGGAAGCATTACTGCCAAAGGTGGTGGTGGTGCGGGTGGTGGTGGAAATGGAAACCAGTTAGCCCAATCAGGCGGTTCTGGTGGCGGTGGTGGTGGCACATCACAAGCAGGTGGTCAACCTGTTGGTGGTCAAGGAAATGCTGGTGGTTTAGGAACTGGCGGTGGTACAGGCAACCAAGGCGGTGGCGGTGGTGCTGGCACAAAAGGTCTTGATTACACATCATCAGCAACTGGTAATGGCGGTGCGGGTATCGCTTCTGCTATCAACGGCACAGTCACAACTTATGCGGGTGGTGGTGGTGCTGGCTCTAGTGGTGGTACTGCTGGCTCTGGTGGAGTTGGCGGTGGTGCAAATGGAAGCAATAGTGACACACAACCAACTGGTGCAACTGCCAATACTGGCGGTGGTGGCGGTGGTGGTGGATATGCGTCAGGCTTTGGTAATGGTGGCTCTGGTGGCTCTGGTATTGTCATCATCCGCTACCCAAGCACATTTGCTGATGCAACAAGCGTGACAAACGGCACAAAGACAACTGCTAACGGCTACACGATTTACACATTTACATCTAGCGGAAGTATCACACTATGAGTGCAAATCTTGGTGGTTTTATTAGCGCAACTTTTAACCCTTTGAGTGGCGCACCATCCACAGTTGAATACCTTGTGGTTGCTGGTGGTGGTGGTGGTGGTGGAAATGGTGGCGGAGGCGGAGGCGCTGGGGGTCTTTTAACTGCGGCATCATTTGCTGTTGCAACTGGTTCTCCATTAACAGTTACTGTTGGTGCGGCTGGTGCGGCTGGTGGTACGACTACTAGAGGCGGCAGTGGCGGGAATTCAAGTTTTAGTTCCATTACTGCTATTGGCGGAGGAGGTGGTGGTGGTTACAACAGTGGTCAAACTGCAACTAGCGGAGGCTCTGGCGGTGGTGGCGGAACAAATCAAGGCGGAACTTCTAATGCTGGTGGAGCAGGAACTTCTGGTCAAGGATTTGCTGGTGGATTGGGAGCTAACTTTGTTACTAATAATCCCGGTGGTGGTGGTGGGGGTGCTGGCTCTGTAGGTACAGATGCAAACAGTTCAACAGGAAAAGGTGGTAATGGCGGTACGGGACTGTGTTCCACCATTACTGGACAGCGAGTTTTTTATGCTGGTGGTGGCGGTGGTTCTGGACAAACTAGTTCAACACTAATTGGATTAGGTGTTGCTGGTGGGGGTAATGGCGGAGGTTATGTAGGCGGTGCAAGCCCTGCAAATGCTCAACCATCACCAACTAATGCAATAGCAAATACAGGTGGTGGAGGTGGAGGTGGAAGTCCGGGCGATGGTGCTGGAGCCGCTGGAGGCTCAGGCATCGTAATCATTCGTTACCCTGCCTCACAAAGCCCACCGGCATCATTTGGTGGTGCAAACACACCACAAATTTCATACGCTGATGGCTACCAGATTTACACTTGGACATCATCTGGAACTGTAACTTTTTAAAGGAAAATCATGGCACATTTTGCACACATCACAAACGGCATCGTTGACCAAGTTATTGTCATTGACGCTGAAACATTGGCTTTAGGTCATTGGGGTAATCCATCTGAGTGGGTTCAGACCTCCTACAACACTCATGGCAACCAACACCCAGAAGGCAAGCCCTTGCATAAAAACTATGCTGGCATTGGTTACACATGGGATGGCACAGGCTTTGCCCCTCCACAACCTTTCCCATCATGGACTAAGAACGCTGAAACATACCTTTGGGAAGCCCCAACACCTATGCCAACAGATGGCAAGATGTACACATGGGATGAGCCAACATTGTCATGGGTTGAAGTAACTCAAGGGGCTTGATATGCCACAGTATTCAGGCGTTTTTACGCTGTCTCAGGCAAGCCAAGCCATTAAAGACAACAACTGGACTGGACTGCCTCCACAGAATGTGGAGTATTTGGTCGTTGCTGGTGGAGGTGGCGGTAAACATGGTGGTGGCGGTGCAGGCGGTGTGCTTGCGGGATTCTCAGGTGTAACTACTGGCTCACAACTTTGGGTGACTGTTGGTGGTGGCGGTGCGGGGGCTGTTGCAAACTCAGGGTCATCTCCTGCCACTAGCGGAACTAATTCTGTTTTACTTGCAACATCTTCTGGCGCTACCACGGGCAATATTGTTGCTTTAGGCGGCGGCGGCGGTGGATGCGCTGGTGGTGGCGGTGCAGGCATTGCTGGTTCTGGCGGCTCTGGTGGGGGTGGTGGCGAGAATTCTTCTACTGGCGCTTCTGGAACTTCTGGTCAAGGCAATGCTGGTGGAGGTGGAAATAAGGTTGGCGTTAATTACCCATCAGGCGGTGGTGGAGGCGCTGGTACTGTTGGTTTAACTTGTCCATCAACTGGCGTTTCTGGCGA